TGAAATGAACCAAGTAAGAGATCTTGGTTTAGCTATTCATAAAGCACATAATCCACATCTTTATAGCAACTTCCAAACACCGATGGCATCAGACCGGACCTTTAATCCGCAAATGAGCGGTATTAAAACCAGTATGTTCCCTGAAGGCTATCCAGCAACCATGGAAGGTTTTGTTAAAGGCGGTGGTGTTCAAATGCCTTATACAATGACTGATAAGGATGCACAAACACAGGTGATTGAAGGCAATAAAAAGCAAGGCCTTGCACAACTAGCTGAAGCAACTCAAATGCTAGAAGAACAAGCATTTATGCAGGAATATATGAAAGAGCTGGAGAAGAAAAAGAAATGACATCGCCTTCTTACGTTACTAAAAAACAAATAGCTGAATCATTATTAAAAGCAGGCTTTTCTCCACAAGACCTTCCAACAATGATTGAAATTGCCAGAAGAGAATCTGGTTTCAATCGACTGGCATTAAATCCAGACGCAAGCACAGGTGATTTAAGTTACGGCCCTTTTCAAATTAATATGATTGGGGACATGGGTCCAGAGCGTCGTAAACTATTTGGAATTGAAAAAAACGAACAATTATATGATTTAGATACAAGTGCAAGAGCTGCAAAAATTATAAAAGACCAACAAGGTTTTGGAGCCTGGTCAGTTTATGATCCAACAGATCCTGCTTTTACTAATGTTAATTTAGATGATACTACAGTAAAACAAGCAGGAGACACATATAACATTACTGTTGAAGCCCAAAAAGAAAAAGCAAGAAATCCAGAAAAAGAGTTTGAACAACTTATGCTAGGGCGACTCCTTAACAACTCTCTTAAATCTACTCCTTCTGACTATGGCTTTGGTAAGTTATTGCAAACGCTTACTAATCAGAGCAAAAGAGATGCAGCTAGACTGATGCAAAGTTATGATACGTTTTATCCATAGTACGATAAAATAGATAGATAAGAACAGCAATTAAATGACAGCAACTAATACTAATAAGCAACCTGTTTTTGTTGATCGTCCGTTGCTGGCACGCACACGACTGACTAATCAAGTTGTTGGTAACAACACAGACCTTAATGTTCAAGGTGGACAAAGTCCTGGCTTATTGGTTGACATGGATGCAACCTTAAGCTCCGATAATAATAGTGGTGGTGTTGTTGATTCAATTACTATTGTTCGTGACGATACTTCAGACGCTGTTCATATTGATTACACCATTAATGCAAATACTTCAGGAACTTTTATTGGTTTAACAAAAGGTCAAATTGTTTACGTAGAAAATACAGGTGTCTTAACGACACCTGCTGAAAGTGGACAAGGATATTACACATATACAGGCGATACTGCATTAAACGTTGTTAATACTGCTATTCATTTTTCAGGTGTAGCAAGCCCTACTGCTTCTGGTTTTACGTTTAATTCTTTAAGTTCTACTAATCTTCCCGCTGTTACTTTTGTTGTCTACCACACTCGCGGTACTACGGTTCCAATTCCAGGAGACGGTGATTATGTCCCTGTGTTTAGCAAAACAGTACCTAGTAATTCTGGTTTTGTTGACTGTTCAGATGTTATGCCTGAATTAGCAACACCTGTACCACAACAAGGAAATACTACTGGTTTAGGCCCTAAGACACCTTTGAAAAATCGTGGTATTTATCTACAACGTGGTGATCGACTTTATGTAGGCGTTCTTCAACGAGGTGTATATAACACAGCTTCCGGTTATATTCCTGGTGCTCACATTATTGCGCAAGGTGGCTTCTATTGATAAATGGCTAGCAAAAAATCAAATCCATTTGGTGGTTCCAATGGGTTTGGTAATTTTAAAAAACAATCTTTTGATGGAAGCGGACCAAAGATTGAAAAATATCGTGTAGAACCAATCGAAGGAGTTTTTGGAGGATCTATTCCAAACTCTTTATATACTGTAGATCGAGAATCAACCTGGTCTCGTTGGCGACGTGGTTATGAATTAGGAACCGCTAATTTAAAAAACACAGCCTATGAATATAATTTTGCTTACATTATCCCTACAACATCAGGAGCTATTGATCAAATAGGAGCGAGAGAGCCGCAACTTTCAGGTACATTCAGAGGTTTTCCAACGAAGAATAAAGAACTAGGAATTCATTGGGCAGGTAAAATACATCCAGGTAACCTTAGATTTGATCGCCTTGATGATGGAGCTGGAACTTTATTAGCTATTTCAGGAGAAGTTCCTAAGAACACTTTGTTCCTTGGTGTACCACAAGACAATCAAAATTATTGGTATATCCAATTGAGTGGTACGTTTAGTACGATTAATCCAGTTCCTCCACCGTTATTTGTTACCTTTTCAGGTACAACAAAAACATTAAAACCAATTAATGGGGATATTTTAGAAGACAAAATATTAACTGTATCTGGTACAGCTATTGAAATTGATAGTCGAGATCCGGCTACAAACCGTCGTTTTGGTTTTGTTCAAGCTGTTTTGATTGACGTAGACCAGTACCAAGGCATTTTAAAACTAGAAAAATTAGGTTCTGTACAAGGAACGATTGATGGAATCCTAGCTACACCATCAAGAATTCCTCCACATTCAGGACGTTTCTTTCAAACAGGCCCACGTTATTGTTGTTCATGCCAAGATTTTACACGTCGTGATTATGCTTACTTATCTAATTTAGGCGTTAGAAGAAAACCTTTATTCCCAAGGACTAACGTAGCTACCTTAAAACCTGGACGTACAGAAGAAATTTATGAATTAGGACAGCTGTCGAATGCCATGATGACAGAAGTCAATGAGAAGATAGTACAAAACAGAAGTTTAACTATCGTTGCACCAAGTGGATATCAATTGGTTGGTGTTGGCGTAAGTGGTGAAACTAAAGATGTTAGAGATCCCAAAACGTTGTATCGAGATGTCCCTGGACAGTTTGCTGATTTCGGTAAAATTTACAGACGTGGTTTCGGTGACAACCCCTCAACAACCCAGGTGGCAGAAGGGATGCCGAAATATGGTGATTATAAACAGAGTGGTTTAGCTATTACAGAAATTTCAGATGATTGGACTTATGTATTGGATCAATATCGTTATTGCAAACATATTTATGCAATGAAATATCTTGCAGACGAGTTTCCTACTGAACCATCTGATTTTCCCATCGATGCAGGATTAATGACTGAATGGGAAAATAATTTAATTGATAAAACAATTAAAGAACAAAAAGATTCATTTAATTCATTTACTGAATATGGTGTCAGTCATATGGACATTCCTCCATACAATTGCCAGTCACCAATAATGATACCGATGTTGCAGAAGTTGTTTAACTTTCCTACTGAATTTATCGAGCTTCAACAGTTCATTATGTTTGACAAAAATGGAATAGCGTATATTCCAGCCTCTGGCCAAAAGCCCGACTCAGGTGGTCAGTCATAAGTAAATCTTAATAATATAGAATACTTACATCAAGTTACCTGAAGGTTTCTTGAGATGACAGTTTTTACTCGCAAGCAAATAACCCTCATGGGTATAGTAAGATCACTAGCGACATAAGCCATGACTATTCGTAGCGTGCCTCGCGATCAAGAAATCCTGGACGAATTTTTTTCTTTAGCAGCTAAACCAGGACTGGAAAAAATCGCGTGGTTGTATGGAATGGTTGCTGTTTACGGTAAACATCCAGAAGAGTTAAAACACTTCGTTTGGAATGAAGACAACAGCATTAGTCTTAAACACAAAAAACGACCGTTGCGCCCACTTCATCCTCAGTGGGTTTTCTTGTTTCAACTCAAGGAAAAGCAGCCCTCCAGAACGAAGAGCTGCTGGAACGCACTCTCTGAAGCACTCTCTCAAGCTCAAGACACAGGTCTTGTATCACGAATAGATGATGTCCTCCTAGCTCATAAAGTTCGTAAAATTTATTACACTCCTGCTAGGCGGCCTCAGAAGATAAGCGGTTGTCAAAAGAAACAGAGATTACTTCTGTGTTCTGTTTAGCCTCTTGTTCCTTTAGAATTTTTTTAACCTTAGGAACATTCCAGCGATAATTGTCCCTTGACCTAGTCTCAGGAAATGCGGCATAATGCGTCCCAAGCTTGCATGTCCCGTCATCTCTCATACGGAAAAGCTGCTTGCGCTCAATTTGCAGTTCTTCCAAAGCCTCCTTAACAGGAAACCAGATTTTCTTTGACATGGTCGTGTAGAAACTACATACTCAAGGTAAATTCAATACATAAAACGTCAAGGCCATTTACTTTAATTTAAGCCCGGTTACTTTTTATGAAGTTTACTTCACTTAAAATGAGATAACGGCTAGAAAAACATGTTCAAAACGGAGCACGAACCCCTCGCCCTCCTTGTTGAACTGTCGCCTCGATTAGCCAAAAAACGATTTAGAGAAGAGATATATAAAGACTGGGATCATAAATGTGCATATTGCGGAGCAGATGCTACTTCTTTAGATCATATTATTCCAAAATATAAATCAGGCTGTAGTAGCCGTCATAATTTAGTCCCTGCATGTAGACGATGTAATGCTAATAAAGGATCAGAAGAAATGAAAGCATGGTATCAAAAACAAGATTTCTTTATTGAAGAAAAATACGATGCCATCAAAAGCTGGGTCAAAGCAAATACGTTAGACTTTATAAATGGAAATTTAGATAGCGAAAACGCTGTAGCGTAATGAGTGTTTACGAAAAATACATTGATCGTGAAACTGATTTATTAAACACATTTAACAAAAGTCAAGGCAGTTGGACAGATTATGCTAACTATTACTCAGGGGTCAAACATACTTGGGACGGTTTAGATTATCCCTTAACAGCAGGAGGCAAGACTAAATATAAACTTACAGGACAAGAAGCCGTAGACGTAGCTAATGCTCTTGGTGTACCTCTTGGCTCACCGGTAACATATAGCTATCAGGGAAATGGAGTTACTCTTAACGGAACAAAAATAGGAAAGTTAAATAACGCTACTTCTTTTCAATTTAATAACGACGGTACAATAGATGTTACATATGTTCCTAGTTATCAAAATCATTTTAATGCTAATGCAGCAGGTAATAATGGATTAGAACTATTTGCTGCAGAACACTACAGTGGTGGAGGAATGTTTTGGTCAAACGTTCCTGGGTTTCAAGGAGGAGCGGCAGAAGGAAAAACAATACCTTATATATTCGACTTTGGTTCAGGAACAGAATATTTTACTGGAAATAATGCAAAACGAGATTTTGGCATAAGACATTGGGAAACGCAAGGAAAAACAGAAGGAAGAATAATACCTACTAGTGCTATTTTTAGTGTTGATAGCAATGGAAAACTAAGTGTTAATAATGACTGGGTTGGTGAAGATTATCAACCAACTTTTAAATCTTTTGCAGATTCAGTTAATGGTGGTGCTTATAAAGAAAATTATAAACAATTAATTAGTGATATAGGTAAAGCATTTCGTAATCCAAGTGTTCATGGCATTGATGACGCAGGTTTTTTATTAGATAATTTTGTAGGAACAAAAGATGCAAAAGGAAATCCTACAGGTCTTATTGATGCTGCTTATGTAGCAAACAACATACCAAACAATGAACGCTGGAACACTGAAGAAGACGGTGCTAAAGCACCTTTAATGGATCCTGAATATAGTTATTTTGATGCTGATTATTATATTGGAACATCATATGGACAAGATGCTGCTAATGAATATCTAAAGAATGCAACTTTTTCAGCAAGTGATGGAAGAACAATTGATAATTTAGATTATTCATTTAAATATGGATTAGATGGAACAATAGATGTAAATGGAAATAAAATTCCTGTTGGTTATCTTTCAAAATATTTTACAGACGCATCTAAATCAGCTGATTTTAATCCACTTGACCATCGTGTAACTGAAGAACAAGAAACTGCTGCAGCCAAGACCTATACAGAAACAATTACTGATGCAGAAAAAGAAATTCTACGTTCTTATGGATTAGGTCTTAGTGGGGCAGCTTATGACCCA